ATCAGGTAGGTTTTTATATTGCTCAATGTTTTTTATTTGTGATTCGGAAAGGTTTGGGATGTTGTTAAGGTAAGTAGAATGGATGCGTTTGTTTTCAGGATTGTCAGCTATTTCATAAACCCAATTAACAAAGTCAGCAGGATTCCAGTCTAGGAAAACCTTGCCTGTGGTTCGCATTAGTAATTGGTCGTATAAAGTTCTTTTGATTAAGTTAGCTTCGTTGATAAATAGAACATCCCTTGCTGGTCCTCTTGCCTTACTTTCATCTTCTAATCCAAACAGTTCAATGTAAGACCCATTTGGGTAAGTGTATATAAAATCGGAAAAGCTAAATGAATTATCATTCCATAATCCCCAATATTCCATTATTATTTTAAAATCCCTATAAACACCTCGTTTAATATGTGGAAGGGAATGAGAAACAATTGAAATTCTTGTCTTTGGATTGTTATACGCTATCTCAATTAGTAACTGAACAATGGAATAAGACTTTGAAGAACGTGTGCCACCTTCATTGCAAATAACAGGATAACTACCTTGATACGCTTTTTTGTTTGCAAAGAATACAGGGGTGGCATTAATCTTCAATTGGTTTGCATCGGTCATCTTCTTGTATTACTATTTGAACGCTACCTTGAATGTTTGCGTTTATGTCGGTTGTTTGTTTTGCTCTGCCTTCTAATCTATCAAGTATCTCCTGATAAGCCTTTAAATCGGATTTCATTGCTTTTGCAATTATCTTCATATCTAACTGTTCAGCTATTGTAAACTCCTCATCTTCGCCTGTAACAGGGTTACGCACTTTGGTAACAAGTTCAAGTAAACGCAGTAAACGAGTTCTTGAATTAGGAACTCCTTTAGGTCTGCCATTAGGGTTTGCATTGTTCCCTTTTGGGAATGGGGTTAAGTTTTGTTCATTTGCCATAATCTCACGATTGTTTCACGATTCTTACAAAGTTACACCACAATTTGGACAAGTCGTACCTCCGATGGCATTGTCCTTTGGTTGTTCTATATCATTTGCGAATGCTGGTATATCTAATCCCCAATTATCAAGGTCTTGTATATTCCATTCGTTTGCCAATAAATCAAAATCCCAATCGCCTGTGCTAACATTATCACGAACAATAAATTGCTTCTTTTGTTCTTCGGTTAAGTTGTTAGCGTGAATAACAGGAACATCGGTAAGACCAGCTTCTATACAAGCACGATACCTTTGATTACCACCTAAAATGACATTTTTCTCATCAATAACTATTGGTCGCAAACCTAACATTTCAGGAAACTCCTGAATTGACTTAACCAATAATTTGAATTTAGCATCTCTGCAAATTCTAGGATTGCTTGGGTTTGGTTTTATTTCGTTTATTAACATTATCGGTTTTTTGTTGGTGTTCTAATGGATGGTGTTTGTAGCATTTCTTTTTTATTTAGGTCTTTAAATCCTAACAACTTCGCACATTGGACACATTTTACTTCGTGTTTTGGCAATTGTGATTCCCATATATAATCGGTGGTAATTCCACATTTGCACTTGTATTCTCTTTTACAAAATGTATCTTTCATTATCCTTGTCTATTGTATGGTTTTGTTGGTTTGTCTTTCGGTCCGTTACTTTTTTTGTACTTACCTTTTTTTCTTGTGCCAAAGTTTACTTTACCAGCTGCGTTTAGTTTCGCCATTACTTATATTTTTCTATTAGTTCATTTAATTCAGTCCTTGACCATTTATAAACTTTTACTTTAGTTGCAATAGTTTCAAGTCCATTTACCGCCTTTTCTCCTATCTTTTCAACTAATCCAATACGATACATTGCTTGATTCCCGTGCTTGTACATATTGCATCCAGCACATTGAAGGTGTATATTCCATTCGTTAAATCTTAAAGCAGAATGTCCTTTCACGGCAAAATAATGTCCAGCTTGATTACCATTGTTACTTCCGCAACTGATACAAGGCAATCCTTCATCCCTTTTACGGATATATGAATTGACAATTTTTTGCGTTTTCTCTAGTAATTTAGGAAGTGGTGTTAAAGCCATAATGCAAAACTAATATTAAATTTTTATAAAATTTGTATTATTAATACAATATCCGTTTAATTTATTTTTTATTGTATGGTAATTTAACCCATATATAATTGAAATTTCTTTTATTGTATTGTAAAAAATACCATTTTCAACATTTAATATTATATTTTTTGAAAATACCCTTTCTTTTATCATTTTTAAAAATCTTGCTTTATTTTTTTCATTTACTTTGGACATTCCTAATTTAAATGAATGCAATAGATTTTCACTTCTTGTTACCCATTCAAGATTGTCTAGTCTATTGTCAGTTTTTATTCCGTTAATATGATTTACATCACATTTATTAAATTCATTTGGCAAATAATTGATTGCTATTAATCTATGAACTAATAATGATTTACTTATCTTGTTTTTATATAAATAAACTTGATGGTAACCTGAAGATATTTTAACTTTTTTCAAACACCTATTTGTTTTAATATTATATACATTACCATCTTTTGAAACTGCATAATTTGGATAATCTTTTATAATTTTCATATTTAGGGTTTTATAGTACGAAAAACAACTATTCGGTCATTGTGATTAAATCGTTTCTTATTAACTGGGTTTAAGGATTGTTTGATTTGATATTCATTTATTCCTGTTATTCTTTTAGCGTAGGATATGGATTTAAATATGGTTTCTTCTTTGTTGTCTAGGTATATCATTCTCACTGGTTGGCTGTTAAATTGTCCATTCATCTAAATAGTCTTTTTATTTCGTAGTAAATGTCAAATGTTCCAAGTATCATTATGGCAACAATAAAGCCTATAAATATCCTTGCAAACTCAATTGTCAGTTTAAATAGTTCTTTCATAGGTTATAGGTTTTCAATTTCTTTTTTAACTTCATACCAATATGAATCTGCAAACTCATCAACATCTTTACCTGCTTTTATTATTTCATCAACTGCTATTAATGCACATTGAATAGTCTTAAATTTACTTCTATCATCAACATACTCATCATAACGCTGAATATGAACGACTAATTTATTATAAATCTTTTGTGCTTTTTGTTGTGGTGTCATAGGTTATTTGTTTTGGTTATCTTTTTTTAGTCCTAATAAACTTGGGTTTGCTATAACATTATCTTGCCATATTTTCATACAATGAGCTGTATATTTACCTAATTCTTCCAATACTTTTTCTTTATTTAAAATACCTCCTTCAAAATCATTAATTAATCCTTCAACAAAATATTGTGCTTGATTTATTGTTTTTACATCTTTTAATTTCATAGGTTATTTGTTTTGGTTAAAAATTACGTTCTTCCTTTAATTCATATTCTAATGCTTCTATCTTATCTCTTAATTCTTCTAATTGTTCTTTTTCTTTTTCAAATGAATTTTCTATTAAATCAATTATTTCATTCATAAGCCAATTAGCGTCTTCTTTCAATTTATATCGTTCATTTATACTCTGAACTTTGTCCATTAATTCTTGCATTGCTGTTTTCATAGGTTATTTTTTTGGTTTAATAATGTAAAATTGATTTAATTTAATTAATTAATCTTAAGTATAAGTACTAAATTTAAAATATATATAATTGGAATTATATTTCTAATTTGATTAAATATTTGTTTTTTAATTAGTTGTTTTATAGTAATTAGAATTATATTTCCAATTTGCTTTTTGGATATTGTGTATAAAATTTTCCCATCCACCTTTCTGATTCAGCTTTATATTTTTGTTTAGCTTTAAGTAATTGTTTTATAGTCCCTTTTAAGTTTTTTACATATTCATCTTGCTTATTAAGTACTCCATTTTTACGCAGTGCTTTATTTTCATCTTCAAGTTCTGCTATTTGACTTTCTAAAATACCAACTTTAAATCCATATTCTTTTAGTTGTCTATGTAAATCAGCAATTATTTCATCTTGGCTATATATTCTTTTTACCTGAAGTAAAACCTCCCTATCTACATAAGTTTTCATAGCTGGTTATTAAAGTGCATCATTAATGAATATTTTTTACATTGCTGCCTCATTGTTTCCTCATCAATTAGCATATCATCAGGTTTCTTTGATTGTGCTAAAAATACTGCCCTTACTTTGGCTTTTATTGTGTCAGCTTGTTCCTTTGATATTTTAATTTGTTTACGCTTCCATAGATAGTCAAATACTTGATGGTTTAAAAACCGCCAATTCTTTTGCTCGGATTTGTTCCAATAATCTTGCTCATCTTTGATGGCTTGTTCTTCATCTATTTGCATTGGTGTTTCGTTTATTTCGTTTATTTGTGTCTTTTGCCTTACCTGTACTGCTATTTTTTTGTAGGCAGACATTACTTCCCCTATTAACTTGGGGTTAAATATGATATGTTTTTCAACTGATAGCTTATCTGCTGCCATCATTTCAAATGCAGTTTTTAATTCTTTTAGTTTAAATATTCCGTAGTTATCAAGTACGAAATCAACTATAAAGTCAAAGTCATCCATTGCTGGTGTTTGTGTTCCGCTTAATTGTAAACAGGTTTTTAATACCTCTTTTACTTCTATTCTTGAGCATTTTGCAATAGACATTGAATTGATTGCCTCATAAATTTTAACTTCGTATTTATCGGTTAATTTACAAGCTATTTCTTCTTTCAGCTTCACGCTCGGCATAAGAGAGTTGCTGATTTGTATTAATTCGTTTTGCATTTGGGTTAAAGTTTATATCTATAAATTTATTATTTGCCATATCATCTGCCATCCAATTTTTAGCGGTGGCTATCCAATCTATTTTTTTGTTGTTTTTAGAATCAGACCAATTCTTAACTTTCTCATAGTAAAAATTAAAGTTAGCACCTTCGTATTGAGTTCCCAAAAATGCTTCACTAAAAACTTTTATATCATTGTAAATACTATCCCTAAAAAGTATGGGTAAAACCTTTACTTTAGTTTGTTTTACTTTAATTTCCTTTCCTTTTATTTCATTTACTTTACTTTCCTTTGCATTAGCCTCCCCAATAGCCACCCTATTACCCCACCTATTATTTGCACCTGCTTTACCACTTTCGCTTAATTTTAAACGTAATTCTAAATGATGCGATAATCTTTCCGACCAAAACTCACCTGATTCAATTGTAAATAAGCCAAAATTCATTAATACACCATTAACTTTTACATCAGGGCAGTGCATTTGCATAGCAAGTACAGGGATAAGTTCAAGGGGTAATTTGCCTCCAGCGTTAGCTAATTGTTCAATTAAATACCAATAAATACCATAGCCTTCCATTCCTAATTGATGCCTTAAAAAAAGGACTTTTGTATCATTTGCAGCGTTATAATCGTGGCTGAAATAATATGTATTACTTTTCATAAATAAAAAAGCCCTCGGAATTGCTGGTAGTTGCAGTACCAACGCATCTTTGGGCAATAAGTTTACAATAGAATCTGCAACATTCTTAAACAAAAATACTAAACATTTACCATATCCTCAAAACTTTGTATGGCTTTAAAAATCTCATAAGCAACCTGTGGCACTACTGCGTTTCCGTAGGCTTTGATTGATTCATTTCGCCATTTAGGAAAGGTAATACTGTCCAATTTATAGGGAAACCCATCATTTCCTCTACAAATGATACTTTCAGTTTTCTCGTTGATTGTCCAACTTTTGTCAAATCTGCTGCCATTTGTCTCAAACTTTTTTGAAGCACTACTCCTTTTAGTAAATGTTTTTGTTTCCTTTTTTGATATGTTTCTATTTTTACTCCCGTATTCCAATCTTGAGCATTTGGAGTTGGCAATAAACCAAATTCTTTGTCTTTGATGTCTAGCTCCGACACCTGCAGCTGGAATAAGAAACGTTTGGACTTCATAGCCTTGCCTTTCCAAGTCATCGCACACTTCGTTGAATACCATTCCCCCATTCCAACTAACAAGTCCACGAACATTTTCGCCAATAACCCATTTGGGTTTGACCTCTTTAATGCATCGTAACATATGTGGAAAGAGATGTCTTTCATCGGCTTTCCCAAGTCGCTTTCCTGCACTTGAGTATGGTTGACAAGGGAATCCTCCTGATAGTACATCAATTGTTCCTTCGTGAATAGTGAAGTTTGTTTTTGTGATGTCATTGTAAGATTTTGAATTTGGGAAATGGTGGGCTAAAACTTTTTGACCAAATGGATTCCATTCGCAATGGAATATATTATCCCATCCCATCCACTCGGCTGCCAAGTCAAACCCACCTATTCCGCTAAATAATGATGCGTGTGTCATTTAATTGAATATTGGGCAATCTGCTTCTTATTCTCCAGCTTGATTGTTTTGGTTACAATATTCATTCCATCATTCCTTAAATCAGCTATTCGTGCTGCTAATCTAAAGCATCCGAATTTGTTTAAGGCATCAATTGGGGTTAGCTTCTTACCTTTATTTAGGTAGTCTGCAATTTGTTTGTTTTGGCTCATAGTTATTGGTTTTGGTTTAATAATGTTAAAACTCTTTCTTGCAGTTCTTTAAATTCCATTTCAGTATGTGGTGCGTTATAACATTCAAATTTTATTTCACCACCTGTAAATTGGTCTCTAATAACTAAACAATGATAATTTTCATAAAGTGCTTGTCTAGCTAATGATTCTGCTGCTTGATTTAAATGTTCGTGTGTTGCAGTATCAGGAAATCTAACTATAAATATTGGTTTGCTCATTTTGTTATTTTAAAAAGTCAGGTAAATCATTATCCTCCATTTCTTGCTGGTTTACAAACTCTTTTTTAGCTTCAGGTTTATACGCATACTCTTTACCATTTCCGCAATATTCCTTTTTGGCTTTTTCTGCCCTTTCAGTTGCAGTTTGTCCGTTATATACTGTATGGTCATTGCCATATTTATCAACATCCTTTTTTTTCTCTACAACTATTGTAGCGTAGTGATTCCCGTTTTTGTGCTGGGTAAATTTGATGTCTTCTTTTTTTAGATTTAATACTATCATTTTATTTGTTTTGGTGTTTATTAATTTGTTCTTCTTCTATTTGGTTTTCGGTTTGCCTGTCAGCTTCCAACTCATCTTCATCTAAATCTTCCCAATCGCAATGCTCGTGGCATTCAGGACATAGGTCGTAGGATATTTCGCTTTCATATCCGCAGCAGGTATTAATTAGCATATTCTTCAAAGTTTTCGCTAAAATCACTCATTCGCATAAATGGTTTTGGCTGGGTTAGTAATGGGTTTAACATTTCAGGATAGTGTTTGGCTTTGTATTCCTTTAGTTTGGCTCTTGCTTTTCTAATCTCGGTTAAATACTCATTCTTCCAAAATCTATGGCAAGATTCAAACTTCCACTCATAGTAAGCAACATTATCCCTTAATTTTTCAAGTTTAGCATCTATCATAAAGTTGATTGTTTGGTTTTAAATATTTCTTTTAATTCAGGACTTGCATCTACTAAATTCATATTGTAGGAATATAGCGTTTTAAGTTCCGTTTTAGACACACAAAGGTCAACGGCTAATTCCACATCCAATTCGGTAAGATGTGCCTTTAAATAGGCTGATTCATCGGCTTGTTGCATTTCCTCGCTAGTATATATACCTGACAAATCCTGTGGGTATGCTTTTCTCAAAGCAAGTGCCTCTGCAACCTTACCCAGCATAATATGCGGTTTTGCCCATAAACCCATCGGTTTGCCATCCTTATCAAATTGGCAATACTCTGCTAAATAAGCAACCCCAACGGATGCCTCAAATCGGATGTCATTGTGAAACCTAAATACTGAAATCTTACAGGAAATCAATACCCCATTTTCATAAGTAAATAATGGCTCGGATTGTCCGCCATAAGTTCCTGACCTTTCCGCTATCACACGGAATCCATCAATAGATGTTTGGATGGTCATTCTTTTACCGCCTTTACTCCAGCGGTGAATACAATAAATCTGCCTTGAAAGTGCATCAAGCCCTGTGCGTTGGCATTGATACAAGAAAAGTTTAAGTTCCTCTTGGGTTGCTTCAGGTGCAATTTG